TTAGTCTCGTACGGGAAATCTTTGAAGAAGGGCATCTTCAAGAACGAACCGAGATGCTTACCGAGCACGCGGTTATTATTCTTGTCGCACTCCTCTGCAACTCCGTTCTGGAATTCCTGAGTCCTGCGTTTCGCATCTTCCGTCTTGGTTGCTTCGAATGCTGCCTTCTCTTCCAAGAACTTCTTGCGCTCCGGTGAGTCAGTCGGTTCCACTGGCTTCGCAGTCTTTTCTAGGTCTGCATACCAATCTCCCATGACCTTGGCAATCTGTGCCAGCATCTGGTAGTTGGGTGCGGATTCGCCTTTTTCGTTCTTTGCGTTCAAGGCCTCATTGATCTGCTTGAGCTTTACGTCTAGCCCTACTTCTTTAATGCCTTCGAAGAAGTGTGGAGTGAACGTATCGTAGTACGCCTGCGAATCGTGGTTCTTCAGCTTAGCCAAGAACGACGGAGCCAGCTTACCAAGAGCCTCAGGGTGCCCTGAAGATTTCAGGTCGTCAATGACGTTATCCCATAGGCGGCTATCGGCTGCGTACAGCAGCTCGTCCGTTGCGGCGACGGCATCGGCAGCTTCTTGCATCTTCGCATAGCCTTCTGGGCCACCGACAGATTCAATGAACTGCTTTGCTTCCTGCATCTCCTGTACGCCTTTGGGGAAGATGGCTTTCGCTGCGTTCCAACGCTCAAAGGAGCCGTGTAGTTGCTTCACTACATCAGCGTTCTCTGGCTTGGCATCGCGCATGGCCTTCAGCGCTTTGCGTACGTTGTCAGGGGTGGCCTTCGTGTCGATGGCCTTATCTGACTCTGCTTTTGCTGCGGCAGCTTTCTTGAAGGTTTCTACTTGCTCTGGTGTTTTTTCGCTGCCATCTGCATTAGTTGTTTCGGTTTCCGTGCCTTCTTCGGCTCCTTCAACTACTTCTGTTGGAGTTTCAACTACTTCTGAGTCTACTTCTGGTGTTTCATCTACTACTGTTTCTGAGCCTGCTGCTGGGTCTACGACTTGTGCATCCAAAGATGCAAAGTCAACTAGAGCATCGGACATAATGTTGAGTCTCTTTTCTGAGTTTTATTCTGAGTCTAACAAAGGAGGACCGTTAGGCCCTCCCCTGTTTATTTCTGTGGCGGTGCCCCTGCAGTTGGTGGTGCTTGTGCAGGTTTAGGCTCTGGGTGTTCCAGTGCCTGTGGTAGTACTTTGGCTGCGACCTTGTGGTTCAACGCTTGGTCTGTTTGCTGTTGGAACATATCAGGCGTGGCTTGAATTCCAGCCTTGCTTAATGCTTGAACAGCGACAGGTGGAGGCATCTTAGATACGTCAATGCTGATAGATTCAGAAGGTGGTTTGTCTGGAGCCTTGTTAGCTATAGCTATCTTCTTAGCCATCGCTACGTGTTCTGCCCAGTGCAAATGCACATTCTCAAAACCTGCGCGTTGCTGCGGCGTTCCATTCTTAAATTTTTGTCCTTCGGTGCTGTTGATCCACTCGAAGCACTCGTTCGCTTCAACCGCGTGGTTTTCGCTTTCATCTTGTGCCACAGGGATCGTACTGACCATCTTTGGCATTTGCTGCACTGCCTGGGTCATCTGGGTCATCTGCTGCACTAGCTCAGGGGGTACTGGTTGTCCAGTAACTTGGGCCTCATGTGCTTGCATCTGTATGTTTTCCCCTGCATCTTGCATCTGTATCAATTGCGGGTTTGGCATCGGACCTTGCCGCAGAAGAACTTCGAATTCTGACTTCTGCTTCAACGCTGATGTTGCGCCGGGAATCTTGATGCCCTTGATACGCAACGCACTGAGTACTGCAGGTGCGTTCTGTGGAGCCATCATATAGCCATTCAGTATTGGGTTCGCAGCGGCCTTGTCAATCATATCCATGATCTTGGTTTCTTTCTGTTGCCAAGATTCTGGGAATGCTGGGTTGCTCTCTGCGTAGCACAGCACCTTGCCACTAAGCAAGTTCGCTGTGTTCACTGTGACGTTTCCACGTCCAGGGATGTTCTGAGCTATCTCTTTACCGTCGCGGCATTCTGCCGCACACTCTACCGCTTGTCCTGCAGCTATAGCGAACAGGTCTTGAATATTATTCCACGGACATCCTACGCGCTGTAATGCTTGGTCGCGCTGGATGATTGCGTTTCCTACGGTGTTCTCACCAGTCGCTGCCCCGAATAAGGAAGGCAGTGCGCCTGAGATTTCTTCAGACAGACTTGTGATAAACCATTTAATGAAGTCTCCCAGTGCCGACTGTGGCTGCGGAGTAGGCTCGACCATGATGTACTGGTCCATCGTGGTGAGTCCAGGCTGAACCTGAAACGGTCCTGTGCTGCCTGGGACGTTGGTTTGTTTGGCTATTGCTTCCAAATCAAATGCTTCGGCGTTCATCCATTTCTTGGGGACGGTTCGTTTGAAGAAGTCGTCCAGAAGGTCAACCCAATCGTTGATTCTCTTCTGCACCGAAATAAGGGATGTGCCCATCGACCTGCGGTTTTGTCCTTTGCCTGATGTCGGGTGTCCGATAGCAAGATGTTTATCCATGCTCTCATTGCGTGCAAACGCAAATTCGGCACCTGCTCGCGCCATAAGCACTCCATCAGGAAATGCTTCTAACAACTCTGCCTTTGCCTCGTCGCCTACCGAATCATCAAGGAACATCGAAGGACGCAACCAAGTGTACTTGATCGTTGTGTGCCGTACTAAGGATTCGCCTGTTACGTAGTTGCCTACAACGGCTTGACGTACGTTCTCGCGTGCGATCCTGTCCAGCTGTGTTTCTGACATCCCATCGGTACCGACTGTGATCTTGCTAGCGATCCACGGAAAGGTTGCCCTTGCGGTGGTAACGTCTACGTCGAACATCAGCTGGATAAATGGAGTGTCTTTAAATTCGTCAACGGAAATGGAAATTTTGTGATCCAGTTTTCCGTGCACTGTTGTAACTTCTCGTCCCAACGGCTTCTTTGCGTTCTGACTGGAACCGCTTGCTCCAAGCAGCTCATCAATGGTATCGCCACCCTCTGCTGGGGAAGTTGTTTCGTCTATGAAGGACTCTTGTCCTTCTTGTCCAGTCGGGTCCATGTTAGGAGGATTTTGCTCATCCTCAGGAACCATGGGCTCTTCTATTTGGTCTTCTTCGAAGCCATACTTCTGCCCGTTCAATTCATAACGGGTCCATAGAAGTACACGGTCTTCGTTCCAAAAGATTCTTGCACAGTCAACTAGCAGTGCGTGTAGGTTGTTGTTTCTTGCCCAGATGTCTTTGAAACGGTCGGCTTCTTCTGCCGCTACGTTGTCCGGTCCCCATTCAGGATTCATGGGGAAGAACTCAACCTTTGGAATCTCGCGTGACAGAGCGGCAACGATGATGTCGCCTTTGGCTCCGTACACGTTCGTATCATAAATCGAGTTGTGATTGTTCTGCGAATTCTTTCCAAAGCCCGTACCAGAACCTGGCAGTTCCCAGCCACCTTTACGTGCTCTCAGCAAATGCTGGTAGCCTCTTTCAAAATGAAGAGCCTCCCAGGCCTGCTCCACTTCCATTCTTCGCGCCGCAACATCGGTCTTTGTTGCGATGTTATCAAGCTGAATCAATGCGCCTCGCGCTTTGTCGCTCAGCTCTGCAAACGGCTCTGGACTGTAAGGGAACGGTGCGTATACACCCAGAGGGCTGTCATTAGGACTTTCAGGCTGGGCGTCAGTTCCGCCCTTCTTTCCACCTTCAGTGCCTGTCCCTACATCAACAGGAACGTCATTCGTTGCCATATTCCCTCATCTCCCTTTACTACTTCTTAATGCCGCATTGCGGCAAACCCTTTGGCCGATGCTTTCATGTGCTTAACGTGAGAGCTATCTCTCGGCTTGGGTTCTTTCTGTGCTGCTGTCAACTTCTTATCTTTGGGAATGCCGAGGGCTTCGTGCAGTCCGCCTTCATGGACTGTGAAACTGCCCTTGTCTCCCAGGTTGACATTATGTTTCTTATGTCCGATTGCCATGGGTTCTCCTATGCGGCTCGCATTGAACC